AAAGTGGCAGCCCCATCAGGCAGCCACCCTCTGTATCCAAAGCCTCCAGGCCCGAATCTTCGTCGTATTCGACACGCATAGGGCCGAGGAGTCGTTCGCCAAGCTTGCGAACGTCCTCGGGGAGTTGGGCTCCTGTACACACGCCATCCCAGACACAGAGAATAGTGTCGCGGCTAAAGCCATCTGTCGCCTTTGTCAGGTCAGCCGATACCAGAAGGAGATCACCCAGGGACACGGGACACTTGATGCGGTTCTCGGAGAGGTTTGCGAAAACCTCCTCGAGTCTACCGCCTTCAAGCGAAGCGCGTACCCTAGGGTCTTTCTCCAGCATCGGCCAGACAACGCTGCGAACGAGATGGCCTACCTCAACCACGTCAGATGGCGACTTGGTAACGACACGGGCCTTAAACCCGCGTTCTCGTACCGTGGTCGCCCGACATGGAAGAGGTCCGCGGCGGTTCACGAACCGCCTAAGGGAGGTGTCTCTGATCATCCTGGCAACACGGGTGCGCTCCAAATCCGGGTCTTGGAATATGTTGACCACATACTCCACGACGTCCCGGGTTGGAACGACACCTTGAAGTTGATATTGTTGCCGGTTCAACTCACCTTGGTGAGTGAAGCGAGTGGGATCCGAAAACGTGGGGGCGGGATGGGCGCCGTCCGCTGCACTTCCAGCCGGCTCGCTGCTCCAAGTGTCTACTACCGATTTCAAGTCGGCCCTAAGGCCGCCGAGTTTTCGGGAGTAGTCCAAGGAAGCAGAAGAGCTCGCGCTGAGGGAAGCAACGGACGTATTGGCAAATCGCCCAAACCGTTTTCCCCAATTTTCGGAGAACTCGCGAAGTTCAGAGATTACCGGAGGTGGGACAACCACCTTCCTGGCGAGTGTACTCCTGTGATCTTTGAGGGACCGGTCGCAAATGGCGTCGTCAGCCGGAGGCAGCGCACGAGCGATGGACGAGAGCTGACAAAGCTCCCGTGCTCGGGCCGCACCGACACGACTACGCCGTATCTTTCGCAATATGCGACCGAACGCCGCCGGAGATCCAGGATGGAGAGGGGGTGGGGCCGAGAATTGGCGGACGGCGGAGGGAACAGGACCGCCAATGGCGGCTGCCAAAGACCGGGATCGGTTTGCAAGTGCCTTGAAACACTTGGCGACAAAACCGATACCGCTCCCGACAACAGAAACTGTTACCCACCGCCGAATCGCCTCAACATCGGCCAAAGAAAGTGGAACTTCAAGCATGGACAAGGCGGCCCAAGTGGCCTCCCAGACGGGTTGGATGGAATTACACCATCCTTTCCGCCGAGAGGCCGGGGCCGCCCAAACATGATGAAGAAAAGAGATGTGCTCACGCTCACCCGTGTGCATTGCAAGCTGAGGACGCGCAAACCTGAAACCAGGTTTACGGACCCCGTGGGATTGGAGGCAGGTCTTTCCAGACCTCCCTCCAGCCCGGGGAACGACGCGTTCCAAGAGAAAGCCTATTGAACAGCTTTCCGCTATGGTTAACGCC